AGCTTTGCGGCAGTAACCGCGCTTGCTTCACAGACTATCACTTTCGCAGGAGCTGCGGGTGCTTGGACTGCGACAGGAACGGGCTTCCTAGCCGGTGGTCTTAAAGTTGGTGGCGTTTTTAGAATCACCACAGGCTCAGTCACTGCCAACAATAGCCGTAACTTTTTAATTACCTCAGTCACTGCCACTGTCATCACTTTTATTGCTTTAGATGGCGCGACTGTATCATCTGGTGCAAGTACCACTTGTGTTACTACTTTAACCGGCAAACGGACTTATGTGCCTGATACCGGACACACTAAAGACTATTACACGCTAGAGGAATGGTATGGTGATTTAAGCGTTTCTCAAACTTACACGGACATCATGTTTGGTAAGTTGGATTTTGGTCTACCAGCAACAGGTAACGCCACTATTGCTATCACTGGAGCGGGTATTGATCGAGAAGTATCAACAGGCACTCGCGTTTTCACTTCTCCCACAGAGTCAACTACCAACCCAATCGCAGCCGTCAATGGTGTGCTGATTGTTAATGGCGTTAAGGTGACTAACATCACTGGCTTGACTATCTCGGTTGACGGTAAAGCAGCCAGCATGGGCGCTGTAGTTGGGGCTAATACATCACCTGACATTCAACGCGGTGCCATTGAAGTCTCTGGCTCATTCACTGCGTTATTTGACGCAATGACGCTATCTGACTTATTCAACTCAGCCACTCAGATCGCTCTGGTTGCTGTCATCACTGACGGCTCTGCGGCAACGGCTGACTTTTTCACTATCACGCTGCCCAGCATTACTCTGGATGGTGACTCTAAAGATGATGGCGACAAAGGCATAGTAGGCACATACCCATTTACCGCCCGTATTTGTGACAGCACAGTGGGCGGTACTGCATTGGCATATGACCGCACCATTATTTCAATTCAAGATTCGGAGTAACAACAAATGGAATTATCAGCACTTGATTTAAGCGCAACCTCTGAACAAGGTTATGAGTTCGAATTTATCCCCGAAGCAACCGGCATTGGTGAGGGGTTCTTCATTACTGTCTTAGGCAAACACGCTGACACTGTAAAAGAGTGGACGCGCAAAGCAGTCAACAACATGCGTGATCGTGAACGGATGTTGGCGAAGAAAGGTAAAGACGACTATCGCAAGGTGGAAGAAGATGAAGCTTTCGGGGTACAACTGGCAGCCACTACTATCATCGGCTGGAAAGGCTTGAACGATGGCGGTAAGCCGGTAGAGTTTAGCAAAGAAATGGCGTTGCACATCTGCAAGGTAAATCCAGAAGTCAGGGATCAAGTCAGTGCAGCATCGGATCTAATGTCAAATTTTTCTCGGAGCAAGTAGAGGAGTTAATTCTATTTGCTGAAAATGAGTTGGCATTAGGTGAAAAACAGGGTGATGGCGTTTCATTACGTCATCACCTTGAAGCACTACAAAGACAAACGGGAGTAACGCCAGAGCAGTTAATAACAGTGCCTTTTCCTGAGACACTCGAATTTATCTGGCGTGATTTTCTCGAACTGAACGACGCACGAACAAGTAATGGTTATACCGTTAACCCAATAAGTTTTACCGAACTTGACGCATGGAATCGACTAATGAATAAGCAAGTCACAGCGCAAGAAATTAGCATCATGAAGCAGCTCGATACTGTTTTTATGAGCCACTACCAAAAGCAACAGGCGGCCACAAAATGACTATGGATATTGCAACACTCGGTATTAGAGTTGACGCGACAGATGTGCGTGGCGCTACTGGTGATCTTGATCGTTTGGGTGGTGCAGCGGGAAGAACATCAACGTCTATTAGTGCTACTGAAAGAGCGGCAAAGTTATTAAGTGTTGCTTTTGCTTCGATAGGTGCGGCAGCTTTAGCGCGTGACCTTCTCAAAACTATTGAGCAAGTTCAAAACCTTGAGGTTAGATTAACCGGACTCACTAAGAGCGCTAAAGATTATGCAGAGACTCAAAAATACCTAACTGATATTTCAAAGCAGCACCACAAAAGCAATCTTCAATTACAAGAAAGCTTTGCTGGATTATTAGCCATTGAGCAAACCGGCATTATTACCCGTCAGCAATCAAAACAAATACTAGAGGGTATGAGTAACGCGCAAAGTAAAACAGGCGCAAGTGCTGATGCACTCAAGCAGTCAACCCTCGGATTATCACAAGCATTGAGCATGGGAACGCTGCAATGGGAGGAAATGAAGCAAGTTACAGAACCCATACCAGGCTTATTAACTAAGATTGCAGAAGCGGCTGGCTATACTGGCAAAAGTGCAATAGGTGACTTTAAAAACGTAGTGAGTGCCGGGCAAGTAACGTCTGATATGTTTGGTCGGATTATGGTTGATGCGCTCAGTTCATATCAAGGCGCAGCAGAAGCAGCCGGTGAAACACTCACCGCAAAATATGCCGATATTGGCAATGCGTGGACCGAATTAGCCAAAGCAATAGAATCGCCTGTTGTTAATACGATCTCGCCAATATTAGAGTTAATCACTGAGCAGATAAATGGACTGGCACAAGATTTAAGAGAACTTAACGACTTTTATAATCAAATAAAATCAGCCGCAGGCTATAACACGGGGGGCGCTCCTGATAACGGCATGGCTGTTAATCTAACAGGTAGAGCAAAACCACCTGCACAAGCCGATCAATCAAAAACAGACGCAGCCGCAATTCGGGCAGAGATAGAGGCAACCGCCGCAAGCACTAAAGGTAAAAAAGCACACAAGGAGGCGATAAGCGAAGAACAAAAAGCCATTAATGCTTTAGCCAATGCCTATGAAAATCAAATAAGCACACTGCTTAGATCAATTGCTTTAGAGGGTAAATCAAGCGCCACAGCAGCCGCAGAATACGACGTACAAAATGGTGCATTAAAAGGTTTAACAGAAGCTAAAAAGCTGTATTTCTTACAACAAACAGCCATCCTGCAAAATAAACAACTTGAAACAAAAGCACACGAAGCCGAAAAATCAGAACTCGACTCACTCATAGACAAATACAATCAGCTAACCCTGTCAGCGCGTGATTACAAACTAACACAGCTTAACGCCCAAGGTATTTCCGGCAGCGAGCAAGCACCAATTATGGCGCAATTTGACAAGAACGCAGGCGCAGAAGCCACTAAGAAAGCGACAGACGATGCCACCGCCTCACTCGATGCCTATAACAAAAAGCTGGATGATGCCAACACTAAGACCTCGGATTTAGGCGCTGTCACATCAGCAATATTTGATGGAGCGTTGGGTGGCATTACTGCTATGGCTGGGGCATTTGATGCAATGGTTGCTTCAATAGATGCTAATACAAAAAAACTACAAGAAAACGCAGACGCTAAGAAGCTAAACGAAGCAACCGTTGACCCCGTTAAAAAAGCCGCTAACTTTGAAAAGTACGCCAAAGCTGAGGCCAAGTTAAATAATGATAATGTCAAAGCCAGCTTAACAGGTGCTAGTCAAATGGCCGGAGCCGCTGCTAATCTATTTGACAAGAAATCATCAGCCGCAAAAGCCTTTCATAATATAGAAATAGGCTTATCGGTTTTGCGTCTTGCGATGGACATAAAAGAAATAGCCTCCTCGATGACAAAGACAGCCGTTAAAACAGCCGAGGGTGCCTCAACCATGTTTGCCCAATCTGGCTGGCTTGGCTTTGCAGGTGTAGCCGCGATGATGGCAGTAATGGCAGGCTTAGGCTTTGCATCAGGTGGCGGTGGCGGATCTGCTACACCGCCCAAGTCAAACGATGGCACGGGTACAGTGTTGGGTGATTCATCGGCTAAATCAGAATCACTGGCTAAGACTAACGATCTACTTAAGAATATTCACGCTTCTGAATATGTCGAATTGCGTGGCATTAATGCAGGGGTTAATAATCTTAGCAAATCAATTTTAAACACAGTCACACAACTTTTCCAAGGCGGTGGGTTGTCGGGTGTTTCGCTGACTCAAACTGACGCGCTGACCGGCATATCAAAATCTCTTAATACAGCAATGGCTATTGGAACCGGAGGGCTAAGTATATTGGTTTCTAAGATACCGTTGATCGGTGGCATATTCGACAAAGTTAACAGCTTTTTATTCGGTGGTAAGCAAACCCAGTCAGTAGTGGGTCAGGGCATAGAGACTTGGGGATTC